GATTGCTAATGATGTGGCTGAATCTATTTTGGTTTCTATGCATCTCCCAAACTCCCTCAGATTCTAAAAGGATTCTAGTACTCCGGATACCATAGGCCCGGCAAAATCCATCTATCTCTTCTCCTAATTTTCTGAACTTTGATCTCATTATGGGATTTACCATCCCATCATGTAGCAGAATTTCTTCCACCTCCTCAAAAGAGTTGGTAATGTCAAACTGGGATATCCTGAGATCCCCGAAACCGAAGAACATCTTTTTGGGATCAGATCTAATGAGTCTCACTTCCCCAAGTAGCTTCGCGGCCTCTAGTTTCGATGAGTCAGACAGAATGGGTAGCATCCTCGGATTGATGAAGTTATCAGTCATGAAGTCGGAGTGGAATGAAGATTTCGAAAGCAATTCCTTTGCACTCATCTCTCCGGAATTGGTTTTCCATTTACCCAATCTAGCCCCTATACCCATGGAGAGTAAACCAAGCCCCGCCTCTTGAGCCTTAGAGACACCTCTCATTGAACTCAATCTTTTGACTTCTCCATAGATGTGAGTTTCCGGAGAAATGAACTCCTCGGACAATCTCTCTATAGTTAAAGATAACTTCTTCCTCATTCTCTTCATGGTTATGAATGAGGGAAGATCCTCAATCTGCCCTGATATTTTGGATCCGTATTTGATCATTTTGAATAGCTTATCTCCGCTAGTTCCCAGAGCTCTAAATTCAACGACCGATATGCATGGATATCCCAAGTACTCTAGGACATTATTCACTCTGAGTCCTCCAATCTCAAAATCTGAATCGCCCGAAAATCCCTTCTTCAATCCGAATCTTTTTTGTAATTCAGCTATACAGTCCCATAAACTGAACTCAACATGAATCGGACAGGCCCCCAAATTGAGGACATTCATGTGGCTACTGATAATGGCTAAGAGATTATCTATTGGATTGTCATGTTGGCAGCCATTCATCACTCCCCATTGCCTGGAGTTGCTGGAGTATGATACTCCCTGACAAGTCACTGATCCCAAAAACTCGGAAAATCTGGAGTTAGCTCCCTCTTTAAAAGAACCGATATCATTCAACCAGGTGGAGGATGACTTCGAGGTACTCTGCTGAAGACCAAACAGATTGACCAGGTTGGTGTTGATAGCAACTAACCTCCTGGCAGTTACTGAGTTCATCTTTCCAGATATTCCCACATTTTTGTCATCCGAGTGAACCAAATATGAAACCCTCAATTCAGGATACAGTCTGGACACAAGATGTTTGTAGGTAGACATCTGTATATCGTGTACGAAGGAGGAAATACTATGAAACAACCCTTGCATCCAACCATTTTCCATGGTTATAACTACGAACCAATCCGAAATTTGAGTCTTTTTCTGGGTCAATGGATTCCAAGTCCCTCCTTTGGTGGACAGCGGAGAGACTCCTCCTTGTCTGTTTATACTGGATCCAAATCCCGTTCTGAGATGATCGCCCTTCTTAAAGGAATCTTCATCCAGTGGCATTTTGACCAACCAACCCCGATGATAAATCCTGCTGGGATGGTGTTTTTCGGAGTTTGCAAAGGGAACACATATTCTTAGTCGATCAGATAGAGTCATAACTGTGAGGAGGATGTTTCCGACCCTTTCATCTATCAATCCTCTCCTAATCATTATGTGGACCACAAATCTGAATTTCTCCTTAAAGTCCGAGCCCGACCAGGATCCCATGTCATCGTTGATTTGGAGTCCGTCTCCTACTACCCCCACTGATTGCACAGTCATTTGCTGATCAAAGGATGGCATCGAGGTCATTTCTGTTGGACTAGTCTCATTGATTATTCCAAAGACCCTCTGATGGGGCCAGTTAGACACTTTAGCGGTCGAGGTTTGAACAACTATTGGTCTTGCTGCCGAGTCGTGTTGGGGCTTTATTGCTTGAAATGTCAATGAATATCCTTGATGAATGATATCTCTGACTGAAAAGAGAATCATGTCCATGGCGGAGTCAGAGTATCCGTCTAGTAGCATCTCCTTGACCAGTAGGCAGTTGGCTATAGAGTTGGAGTAGGATGAGGGACTCTTGAAATGATAGCAAGACTTTGGTCCGTCAAGAAATTCTTCCCTATTCTTTTCGAGGGATTCTTCGAGTTCTTCAAAGGTTATAGGGCTGTGATGGAAGTCCCTGGATAGATCGCCTCGCATAAAGTGTATCTCTAATGCCGCTGAGATTACGGATTTATTCCAGACTCTTTTCCCAGGAGTGGTGGGAAACTCATCACCGCCACACCAGTCGTTGGGAATCCTTGATCTGTTGGAATTCAGATCGGTCAGGGCTTCGGACATCAGATGATTCCTAGTCTCAGAGGAGACATAACTCAGAGTATGGAAGTTGCCCAAATCGGTGTAATCCACCAAGTTATCTGTTTCACCGAATAGGCTGAAATACCCTGATGACCCACTGTTTAAGCTGTTCAACTTGTCACAGAGAGTTTGAATCCATAGATCCAGGGTTAACCTATCCATTGGTCTCCTTCTAGGTCCTTTGAGGTATTTCTTAACCATCCCTTCAAGCGAACACCAATCTGATTCTAAAGCCGTAGTCATGAATTTAACCATGGCGGTATCTTTCCTGGTCCTTGTTCCTCCGAAGACATTAGACCAAAAGAAAAGGGACATAATTCCGGGTCTTAGATTCATGGATCTCATACCAGAGCTATTCAGGTATAGATTGGACAGGAATGAAAGCTTAGATGCAGTGAAGGTGTAACATCTAGTGTACTCTCGGATCACCGAGTTCCCGAAGTCATTGGTCACCTCTTCACTAGCATAAATTTTGAAGAATGAAGGAATGGAAGCTCTACTTGTTCCTGAAGCTCTACAGAACCAAAACCTCACCCAGAAGGTGTCCGACTCTACGAACCTACCCGGGACTTTATAAACCACGACTCCCATGTTCCCCAAACCGAATGAAGAGACATAACAGAGTTTCTCTCTCCTTTTCCTGGATATTTTAGATGAAATCCTGATGAACTTCTTGCTGGACTGACTATAAGCTTTACCCTTTATCAAATTCAGAAGATTATAGAACAATCTAGAATAAATCCGAAGGGATCTAATTTCTCGAACTGGACTCTTCTTGTTGCCCTCCTCTATGATCAATCTCTTCATTTTGCTGAAGCTATCCGAGTTCTCACAATCTATGGTGAAAGGGGACTCCGTATGTCGATCATAGTCCTCGAAGAAGGAGATTGGTACATCCACATCATCCCAGATCTTTGATTTACTTCTCCCTGATCCCAGCTCTCCCTCTGTGTCTCTTCGTAAATGGTAATCTCTTGAGTCATCCCAATTTGGTCCTTCAATGGGCATAGATGACTCCAAAACCAAATCTTGGAAGTTCAGGGAGTCCATGTCAGATGATCTTCTCAGAGATGGCCAGGCTGAGTCAATTCTACCTTCAATGTATCCTGGAGGAATAGAATCTCTCTCATTGGACATCTCAATCAGAATCTCAATGGAGTTGTTTAGTGACTCCTTCAAAGGAATCTGATTCCCTGGATCGTAGAGGTTCCTCCACTGAAGGATTTTATCGGTCACTTCCTGGATATCTGTCTGAATGTAATTGTCCCAACCCACTCTCCTCAATTCTGAGTCTCTAGGCTCTAGGAAATGTGATGGAGAGATAGTCCTCTCAGCCGATGGCCATTGTTGTAAAATCGGGACAGGCTTGTGGTCTAATTCATGGGAGAATTTGGTCAGACCGAAGTAATTCCTATCATCCCTGGAGTCCTCCGATGATAAGATAACGCAGGCTTTACCTTCATTGTCTAAACCAATAGTACTGTTTCCCATGTTTTTCCTCCACATTGTGGTTCTACCCCTAGGTAGATATGTCTGTTCCAGGGAGGTCATCACCGATATTCCTCTCTCTTTACATTGAATGATCATATCTTTGTCCAGAGTCATGATGTTGGAGTCGGTCAGTTTTGCTGACTCTATTATACTCCTGTCTCCCTTTATATCAGATCCTATTAGATAGAAGGGTTGGTACTGCATCATGAACAAGAATGTCTCCCATCTATTTTTGATTGATGGCAATACTCTCAAACACTCCTGAATGACTGTTTCGGTCAGAGCCAACCTGGACATTATATCTATTTTGAAATTTACGAAGATCGGACCTACTACCGATGTGTCCAAAATCGTGACCCTGTTGCTGCAGGCTGAGTTTTGGTATCTACCAGAGTCTGGCACTCCTACTATTCTCCAATCTCCAGTCGGGACGGGAATGGCTAACAAATACTCAACCTCCGACTGAGTCCAGCGTATCTTCTCCAGAATTTTATTTCCCTCTGGATCAATCGTGCTCAATCTGCTAGTCATACCCATCAAGAGAATCCCTCTGAATCCCTCAAAAATCCCATAGTTCTCCTGATGGGGTCCTGGACATATCGAAACTAATAGTCCAGGTCTAACTTCAGCGATCGGATTGGATAGATCAACTTTGACAAAGTCGAATCCAGAGATTTGATCACACTCTCTAGCTTTCTCCAGCAGTTTCAGACAGACTTTACAGCAACTTGAGGGTCTAACTAGGTTAGGTAATCCCAGTTTCTCGAACTTGAAGATCACAGGAACGAGGTCATCGAAAAACTCACCACACAGCTCACACCCCATAAAACCATCCGATAGAGAAAACGCCAGAGAAAGGGTGAAAGCATTCAACCGTTCACAGGAGTGTAGCATTTTCCCTGCTGAAGTTATCGACTTGCATATAGAGTCGTGGAATCCCGGGCGACTAGGAGTCATTGTCATCATACCAATTATGCAAGGATCCGATTTGAACCCTACGATCAAATCACCTGATGACTCCCAACATAGATGGCAGGGACCGCTCCTATTGCTGGGAAATCCCGAAAAGCAAAGAGTGGCGCAGTTAAAGTGTGCCGGACAACCCGCTATTCCACAGACCGGCAAGTGTTTCACCGACATCAATCTCTTTAGCTCGACTACGTCATCAGCGTTATGTATTCCTCCGGGCATGTATAATCTCTCTTGAATGGATCCTTTTAGACCTTCACTCCAAGTGTCCTCATCAATGTTTTCCTCCTTGCAGATATGGCAAGGGGTGGTCTTTCCGTCAAACCTCAACTTCTTCCCGGGACAGTATGAAAGTATGCTTCTTCTGCCTTCAACTCTGAGATGCTCGATACATTTGGGATCAGAACAAACTCTGTGAGTCGGGACGATCCCAACTCTGTAAGTGTCGCTATACTCTCTCAGAAGGAAATCGTATCCCCTTTCTAGTATTTCCTCGTCTGCCGCTATCGGATTGGCACCATACCCTACATGCAGCTGAGTTATCCCGAAAGATCTGGAGACCACGGTGATGTTTATATCCTCCTCAAACTCCTCATCACAATATGCTTCTTTGATCTCCTTGATGGTAGGGTTAATTAGGGACTGGAGAAGAGTTCCCGGATCTTTGAACATTCTGAGGAAGCACTTTCCTGCTTTGTCTCTCATCTCCGGCTCCAGGAGATGGGATCCTAAATCCTTCCAGGGATCATCTATCCATTCCCTTGAAAGATTCTCCATTTCCGCCTCGAGATTCCTCCAACTTTCCCTTTCCTTCATCCTCACAACCTCGGCTTCGTACATTTGCTTCCTTCTCTTTCTGTATTCTTCCCTGTTCATTCCTATTCTCTTGATGTACATGGAGTCCTTCAGCTCGGCCGTTTCGGACTTTTTCTGAACCTTCAGGTAGTGATCCTTTGGAAGCTCCTGTATCCAAATTCGATATCCCTTCTGAAGCACCTCCTCTAGAAGAAAAGTCTCTCTCCCCTTGTGTTTCTTCAGGAGAGTCTCATAGGCTCTCTCATTGGCATAATGCCTCGTCAACTTGTCATTGGCGAGATCGGTCAATCTGCTAGTTTCGATGGGATCAGATCCCGACGGGAAATCGTTCATTTCCTCTCCCTTAATCTCCTCTAACAGATCTCTGATGCTCTTTCTGATCCCTACTTTCTCTGATGAAACTAACTCCGTTGAAGTTTCTTCCGTCCCTGGATCTTTCGAAGCCTTAGCTTTCCCGGAGTCAATCGGGACTTTGGCCTTCTTTGATCTCTTTCGGCTCTCTTTGGTCCTGAATCTTCTCTCAAAGTTCCTCTTACTTTCATTAGTTTCAGTTATGAAACCATCTGAGATCTCCCCGAAAATCACTCCATCTTTCATCTCCATCGATCTCCTCCTTCTAAGGCTTGGAGATTCAAAAATCTTTTCCACGATTTCGGGTTCTATTTCTTCTTCCTCGTCTGATTCGGGTAAAGGTACAAGATGAGCCTCCACCTGAGATCGATTGTTGCTACGAAGAAGTAGATAGAATATAGTAATGAAGGTTAAAATGGCATAAACTTGCTGCATATTCC